CGATTCATGTTCAGGGCGTACATGCCATTGCGCCACGCCTCAGAGGCCGACGTGCAGGCAGGAAGGTCAATGGCGACCCTGTTGGACTTGTTGGGGCTGTCAGGGTCAGTGATGACGACAGTGACGTTCTGGTAGTCACTGCTTGCGTCACGGTACCGGACTTCGACCTCGCTTGCCCTGTCCGCTTGTGGCAGGAACGTTTCAGAGAAAGAGTCCTTGACTATGTTTCCGGTCGTGAACAACTGAACAGGGTCGGATGCGGAATCAGTTACAACAGCCAATGTTGTGCCTCGCCACACGAGCATGGCGCGGCATGAAGAACAAACCTCTATCGCCGCGTCCCAGAGAGTTTTTTCAGTGTCGAAGCCGCCGTTGAAAGTGCAACGCGGTTCGTCGCCATACACTTCCTCGTCGCAAAATGTTGCAAGCTCGACAAACGAATCGAGGTCGATTCTGGACGGGTCGATCCCCTCGTATCGCTCGACCGCGTAAGCGTTGACTGGCGGGTCGGCAGTCGGGTCGTAAGCGACAGACCCGCTGAAAACTGGCTGTGTCAACACGTCGTATAAAACCCAAGCGGGGTTAGTCGTCGTATTGACCCCCCAGTTGGTGCCGTCGAACACGCGGACACACAAGCCAGTTGTCGTGCAACTGAAATTGAATCTTCCGTTCAAGTCGTCGGTGGCGAGGGCCTTCAATGAGACGTGTGCGTTCCGAGGGTACTGGAACTTGCCATTGAGGTTCTGTCGGACACCAAGAAAGTAAAGTTCGCTGTTGTACTGTTCGGCATTAGCCTCCGCACTATTGTCACCGATTCGCGTGATTTTGATTTGATAATTGTCGTCGGGGTTGGTCGTGACGGGGCCGTAAGTTCTTCGCACGGTACCAACTTTATTGTCGGCGAGAACGATTGCCGACGTGTTGGTCATTGTCGCCGAGTCGCCAGCGGTAACTTCCCCTCCTGTCAATCCCGATGCAACATTCAATTGAACCGTGTTGGGATAATTTTCGGAATTGAGTGGGTTACTAACTTCGTAAGTTCCGTCTGCGACACCGCTGACCCCATATAAAGCCATCTCGTCGCCCATGACAGTTCCGTAAGTGGTCCGGTCGCACGTCACCAACAGGGAGTCACCCACTAGCTGCACTCTATCAATGTTGTATGGAATGTCGTTGACTTGAGTATAACTAGGATCGCCAACAACGCGGTATTCCAGCTTTGCTCTTATATAGTTATGAACCTTTTGCCCGTCCTTTTTAAACACATATAGCCCCTGCGGGCAGCCAAGGTCTATCTCGATAGCGTCGGCCAATATGCCGACCGGCAATGAATACTCGATTTCGCCGTCTCCTGCTTCTGGGACCGCTGACGCGCCATCCGTGTCCTCGGTCTTGAGTACGTTGAAACCTTCCATCGCAGATTGGTCCAAGTTGCCAAGCCTGTAATCGTAATCAACATCTCCGTAGTGGTCGATGCCATAGTCCCCAATCTTCACATCGCTGATCTCGCCAATGGGGCCTTGCCCGAGAGAAATGACGGTGTTCAATTTCTGTTCATTTGTCACGCCGATATTCTCTGTGTGAGTGGCTGCGACGTTGCCAAGCATTTTGTTCGTTCCGTAGAACCTTGGGACCGGGATGTTCGCCATCGACGACGCCAAAACTGCCCCCCAAAACTGACTACCCATCAGAATGACGAGTTGTGGCTGGAGCACAGTAACCACTGCCGTCAGCACGATCATTGCCACCATCGCGCCAATACTCTTACCATCATCGCTGCCGCCGACCTCTGGCACGACGACAAGAGTGTCGCCAGCATTCATTACATAGTCGTACTCATCTGGTTCCAGCAAGAGGCCGTTGACGCTGGCCACCAGTGGAGAATCACGAAGGGCGTGCTCTGTCAATACATCGGTTACTGTGGTTCCTGGCGAATGGTATGATACGGACCGGTCATTCCTGTTGAATGGGTTGTGCACAGCGACCATCTTGGCTACGTTGCTCGAATCTATAATATCCGGCAATTCGTTTCGCCCAGGCTGGTGAATTAAGTCGCTCAATTGACACCTCTCGGTTTTTTAGTATGTGGATGAATCTTTTCTTGTCAGGCAATACAACGCCAACGTGTGTCACAAACGGCGGTCGAATCTTGAACGCGACCACGTCCCACGGCTCCGGCTGGTCATGCTCGACGCAAAGCTCAGCCGTCGCAGTGAAAAGTGTGTGTATTCGTTTGGATTCCGATGGCGTATCGTAGTTTGGCAAGGTGAAGCCAGCTCGTTCAGAAACCGCTAGACAGAGGCCATAGCAGTCGTATTTGTGAGGGCCGCGACCCATGTACTGGTATCGCTTGCCAAGCATGTCAGACAACCCGTATAGAGCCGCTCCTGAGCCCGAGGAAGCCTCCGAATCTTTCCTGCTGTCCGCGTTCCTTGCAGTCGGCATGCGTTTTGTTGCACTCCGTAAAATCAACACCGTCGTACCCACATTCACAACTCTTGAAAGCCCACTGGCAATGAGATGGCGCGTATTTATATAGCGGAAATCGCTGCCTCAGAGGGTTGGGGGCCCCGAGGACTAGCGTAATCCATTCAGCCGATGACTCGCAACCGATAATTTCGTATTCGAGTTCCAGCCCGGCATACGATTCCTCAAGATTGGACATGCTGACTGCGAACAGTTTGACTGTAGACCCTACGCCACCACTGTAAGCCTCAATGTCCGGCTGCAACACCCGCGTAACGTTCGAGATCATTAATCGGACGGACGGCAGTTCGCCGCTCTGGTTTTCTGCCGATGGCTCGATCTGGAACGGGAAGGCCGTATAGACATTGCCGTCCAGCGTTACGTCCTCTTGGTTCCTGGCAACCCGAATTGTCGTTGTGTCCTCAGAGTCGTCCGGATTTACCAATGTAAGCTCGGCGAGAAGAACCCAGGCGTCCGGCGAGTTCATTTTGTTTTTGGCTGTAATTATAGCCGATGGCAGCTTTCTCATTGTTTACTCCGATACCTCGCTGGATGGGTATGCCTCGACCAGATCAAAGCTGGCTTGCCACAGTCTCGGATTCTTTGGCTCAATCTTGAATAAAATTGGACCATCGAATCGAACAGTATATGACGACCCACTCCTTGGGTGCGACCAATTGAAAGCGCCAGCGCCATATGAAACTGTGCGTTCGAACGACTCAATAGTGTTTTTCTCGCTATCGCTCAAGTGCCTGTACAGAATATGCCACTTCTTCGGAGAGACCGTGAACCTGGCTCTAGTCTGCACGGCGCCATTCTCGAACTCAGTTCTTAATGTCGGATCGTATGCCGCCTGCTCCGTGAAGTCGTCTGCCTCTGGGGTCGTTTCTATCGACGGGTAATCGTCAGCAGATAACGGGTCGCTAACATGTTCGAGAACACCACCAGTGACGAAGGATATTATATCGCTACCTTGGATAGCCATTTACTTTATTCCTTTAATTGCCTTGCTGATTTTCCCGTTGTTGGACAGGTCTTTCAGTACGATATTGACCACCATTTTTTCGCCGTCGAACTTGCCAGTCGCGCCTTCAGCTTTCACTTGCTCGCCACTCTCGTTGACAATCGTGATATCAACCGGCACGGGCCTGCCGTTGTTTTTGTTTCCGGAGGCGCCGCCGTGCAACTCTACGCCAAGCCTTCCGTCTGGCCCCCTTCGCAGTGGCATGATAGCTTCCGGCCCACGCTCGGCCATTATGCCAGCACCACCATTCAAGGGGAATATGGACGGGACATCAACTATACCGCCAGTAGCGAATTGTTTGGTTGTGAAATCGCTCGAGATTTTGGAGACGAACAGATCGGGTGGCGGCGCTATTGATTTTTTATACGCTGATTCAGGCAGTGGACCATTCGAGCTGTATGCAGGCTTTTTCCCTTTGGGAAATACACTTTCGAGACCAGTCGTGACCGTATTTGTTATCAAGTCAGTGATAGTGTCCAGCACGATCTTCTTGTACAGGATTTCGACGATATCCTTGCCAAGCTGCTTGAACGCATCGCCCGCGCTTTTGGCGCCAGTTATCATTTGATCGAAAGAACTTGAGAATGCGGCACCGATTGAGTCTCCAATCTCTTTGATGTCGCCGAACACGTCAAGAAGCTCCTGGTTCTTTTGCACGGCCTTCCTTGTGGCCTCAGCGACTTCTTCCGCGCCACCGGCGTCGAGAACAGCCTGCTCTGCGCTGAAACCAGCCTTGTAGGCATCACGCTTACTAGGCCTGATATTAAGCATTTTTCGCGCAAGGCTCAAGTCCTGGTCCTGCTTCTCCAATATTTGATTCGCCCTTGCTGTGCCCCTTGCGGTCTCTAAACGCCTGGCCATTTCGTCAAACTTCGACATCATCTCGTCGTATATCAATCGTTCATCCGGCTTTGTTATGTCTGCCGCGTTTTTCAACAGTCGCATTACATCGACCCGTCGCTGGTAAACACCTCTTTCATCCTGGCTCATCCCGGCTTGCGCGATCTCTTTCTTGATTTCGGTTAAGATTCCACCTATGGAACCTTCTATCTTAAGCCGCGTAACCTCTTCCCGCGATAGAGCGCCAGAAGTATCCTTGTACCAAAGCCCCCTCTTTTCATCTCGCAGCAGACCGTTATCTTCCTGGTTGCCAAAACCGGAGTAAACGTATTGCCGATTTTTAATATCGAGTTCGCCTCTTGCGATTTTTAGATTTAGTTGGTTGACCCGGTTCATCTCGCTGAGTTCCCCGGTCATGCGTTCCATCCCAGACTTCCACTGATCTCCAATGCTTGACAACCAGCCGCGATTGTCGATAGCGTTTGACTGGTCATTTTTTTTAAGAAAATCAGATGTAGCGTCAGTAATGGACTTAACCACCTCGGCATATCCTAGGCTTTTGTCTTTTGTAAAACCATATTCCCTGGCCCGCTTTGGGTCGTTTTCTATTTTTTTGGCGATTTCAACTTCGTGAAAGGTTGGAAAAATCACGACTACTCGCGTCAAACCTTTCTCTGAGACGCATCTGTTCTTCCCACTTTCGTGCCTTTTCGATGTTGTTGACCCACTTTATATAATCATGGTCATTCTTCCCAATAAGGCTGGCCAGTGACTTTTGGTTAGGTGATAAAACCTTCTTCCCATACATGTCGGGAATAATTTTGTCTGCATAACTCTGAATACGCCCCTCCCTGGCCTTCTTAGCAAGCACCGGGAAGTTCTCCCCTATTGCGTAGATGAGCCCATCTGATGCCCATTGCGAAATGGTTGAGCCAATTACTTTGGCAACAGGGGTCATTACGTCAAGGAACAATTTGCCAACATCAACCACAAAGGAGACGGCTTTTTCTTTTGAGAAAACCTTTTTGAAGCCCTTCCATACCGAGCCGTCCCCCATATTGCGCAATTCATCTACAGTTTCTTTCGCAGTCTTTGCGATTGCTTGCGCAAGCGTGTACGCTTTCACCAGTGTTCTACCGATGAAATCGCCTACTTGCTTGACGTACTTTGTCGCGTTTTGAAGCCCGCCAATGAAGTCGGCGATGATGATCTTCAGAACATTGGCTGTTTCTTCCGAAAGAGCCGCTT